ACACACAAGAGTATTGGGATAAAATGGGATATACAAATTAATAAGATATGGCACAAGGTTTATTTATAAGTACAAACGATATAGTTAAATTCACTGTTTTAAATGGTAATTTAGACCCTGATATTTATACTCAGTATATTTTTCAAGCACAGCAATTACACATTCAAAACTATTTAGGTACAAAGCTATATAACAAAATTAATGATGGTATTGTAGCGGGTAATTTAGCAAGTCCATATACAACTCTTTTAAGCGTATATATTAAACCAATGGTAATACATTGGGCGATGGTAGAGTTTTTACCTTATGCTGCTTATAAAGTATCAAATAAAGGAGTATTTAAACATAATTCTGAAAACAGTACTACAGTTGAAAAGAATGAAATAGATTTTTTAATTGAAAAAGAACGTGATGTTGCACAATCTTATACAAATAGATTTATAGATTATATGAGTTTTAACCAAGTTTTATTTCCTGAATACAATCAAAATTCAAATGCTGATGTATTTCCAGATAAAGATAGTTCTTTTGCAGGCTGGGTTTTATAATAACATTATGAATATAAAAGAAACATATAAACCAAAAGAGGTAAACGTAAAGAAATTAGAAATTTTTTTAAATAAATTAGATAAAAAAAATGATACAAGTAATTAATATAGGAACAACTGCAAATGATGGTACTGGTGATACAGTAAGAAATGCGTTTGATAAAGTAAATGATAACTTTGCTGAAGTATATTCTTTAGCTTCTAATGGTTTATATGCACAAACAGCATTAAGTACACCTATTGTATTTGCAAGTGGCGAAGCATCTTTGATAGGAACAGGAGTTGGCACATTAAGTGTTCCTGCAAATGCTTTTAAAGTTGGTGATTCATTTGTTGCTAAAATGTGCGGTAATTTAACAAATGCAAATAACGAACAAATACATTTTAGAGTGCGTTCAAATGGGGTTGTTATTATTGATGCTTTAGTTTATACTTTAGCTACAGCTACAGCCAAGTATTTTGATTTAATATTAGACTTTACAGTTTCTAAAATTGGAGGTGCTGGAGTTGCTGAACTAATGGCAAATGGTGTATTTACATATAATAAAAATGCTTCAAATGCAATAGAGGGAATTAACTTCGGACAAATAAGTAATACTGTATTTAATACTACTATTTCAAATACTTTAACTATTACTGCACAATGGATTACTTCATCTGCAACAAATACAATACGTTCACAAAATTTCACACTAACTAAAGTTTATTAATTATGGCAAATAATATAGGTTGGGGGCAGGGTGCTGTTAATAACGTTATAGGTTGGGGTCAAGGTGCTATTAATAATTTAATTGGTTGGGGTTCTGTTTATATTTTAAGCTGGTCAGGTGAAACTGATATAGTAGGTTCACCAGTTCCAACTATAATAATTAATTTTAAGACAAGAGTTTTAGCAGATAGCGGATTGTTTGAGGCAGAAACTTGTTTAAATACAACATTAACTAATTTAAATAAAATATGAGTTTATTAGATAAGGCGAGTTTGGTAGTAACGCCAAATGCAGTAAAAGATGGTAAATTATATTCAGTAGTTCCAAACACAACTTTGGGCGATATGACAGTAGTTCGTGCTACAACTGCAACGAGAGTAAATAGTGCAGGATTGATTGAAAGCGTAGCGGTAAACATTCCTCGTATTGATTACACAAACGGAAGTTGTCCGAGTTTATTGGTAGAGCCACAAAGAACTAATTTAGTATTTCCAAGTGCTACTTTAACAACTCAAACAAGAACAGTAACAGCAGCACCAAACACACTATCTTTTTACGGAACAGGAACAATAGTTCTTTCAGGTGTTCATATTGCAACATTAACAGGAACAGGTGCAAATAATAGAGTTTCTTTAACTTTTACTCCAACTGCAGGGAGTTTAATTTTAACAGTTACAGGTACAGTTACAAATGCTCAATTAGAACTCGGTTCATACGCCACCTCATATATTCCAACAGTAGCTTCAACAGTAACACGTAACGCTGATGTTATTTCTAAAACAGGAATAAGTAGTTTAATAGGGCAAACAGAGGGGACTGTATTTATTGAATATTACAATCAATTAATATCATCTACGATATTATTTTTAAATAAAAATTCAACTAATTCAATAGCAATCGGAACAACTCCAACGAGTATTCAAAGTTTTGTCATTTGTAATGGCGTACAATTTCAATTATTAGTTGCTGGATATACAGTTAAAAATCAAAAATTAAAAATAGCTATTAGTTACAATTCATTGGGTTACAAATTATTTATAAACGGAATTTTAAAAGGAACTAATGTAAATTCAATTATTTTTACAGCTCCGCTTACAAGTGTAAATTTTAACGACGACATTGTTATTAATCTAAACCAAACAATTTATAATAATGGCGTTCAACTTTATAAAACAGCTTTAACTGATACTGAATGTATCGCATTAACAACACTATAATGGAAATATACAAGTTAAATTACACAGACAAAGAAACTGCAATAGCTGATTTATTAGCTAAAGGAGTTTACATAGAAACAACATTTGATGGTATTACTTCATTGAGTTACGGGCAAGGCATTCAAGCAGTTGTTGAAATTGGTAAAATTGTTTTGACAAATGGAACATACGATGCTGATTTTAAAGTAATAACAGAAGCTGTTTACGCTGATGGATATGCTTTTGATGTAATGAGTGATACTGAAATAGTTTTTGAAAGTGAAATATTCCCTAATAATCCAGTACACGGTTTTGCTGGATGTGAAATAATAAAAGATGAGCAAGGAACAGTTTGATATAATATTAAGTAAATGGATTTCACGAAAGTTGCTTGTTTTTATGGTAGCTTGTGGTGGTTTATTTACTGGAACATTAACCTCAGCGGATTGGGTTGTTATCGCAACGGCTTACATCGGTATAGAGGGAATTACAAACATAGTTGAAAGATTAAGAAAATAATAATGGTAAATTACATTAAAATATTAGAGTTGTTAAATAAGTCAAAGTGGTGGTTAATTTTGTTATTATTTTTATCTTTTGTCATTAGTATATTTTCTAATGAAATAAAAAGAATTTTAGATATAAAGTTATTTAATGAAGACGTTGTAATTAATTCTTTAGATAATGATATATTAATAGAAAATTCATTATATGAATTAATGAAAGATTTTAATTCAGATAGAGCGTATATATTTAGATTTCATAACGGAATTACTTATTACAATGGTTCACATAAAAGCAAAATGAGTTGTGATTATGAAGTAGTTGAAAATGGTATAAGTTCTGAAGCACAAAGATTACAAGATTTACCTACTGGATTATATGCTAATTGGATTAAAAGAGTTATTCAATACAAAATGTTTTTTATAGAAATTAAAGATATTGAAGATTTAAGAACACGAAATAGTTTAGAAGCACAAGGAATAAATGGATTAGCAGTTGTGCCATATTACAGAGATGGTAAAGTTTTAGCTTTAATAGGTATTGATTTTGTTAGAACTATTGATGAAAAAACAAAACTTAAATATAAAGAAAATTCTTTTATGCGTATTAATTTTTTTAAGAAAAGAGCAAATGCTATTGGTGATTTATTAATTTAAAAATATATAAATGATATTAAACAACAAAGGATATTTACTTATTACAGAATTTGAAGGATTTAGTGCAAAGCCTTATTTATGTAGTGCAAAAGTACCGTCAATAGGATATGGTAACACATATTATTCTGATAACAAACGTGTAACTTTATTAGACAAAGAAATAAACAAACAACAAGCGTTTGAAATGTTTAAAGTAATTGCTGATAGATTTGCATCTAAAGTTTCTAATTTAGTTAAAACACCTTTAAATCAAAATCAATTTAATTCTTGTGTATCTTTAGCTTATAATATTGGAATGGCTAATTTTATGAATAGTACACTTTTAAAATTAGTTAATAAAAATCACAATGATATTTTAATTGGATTAGAATTTAAAAAGTGGAATAAAGTAAATAAAAAAGAAGTAACAGGTTTAACAAGAAGAAGAAATTATGAAGCAGATATTTATTTTAGTTAGTTTAATTTTATTTGGTTGTGGTTCTCGTAAAGTAGTAATACAAGAAATTAAAAAAGATTCTTTGAAACAAATAGAAACTAAAATTGTTACAAAAGAAGAAACAAATATATCTATTAAAAATGATATTTATACTGATGAATTTACTATAACACCTTTAGATACTTTAAAAGATATTGTAGTAAACGGTATAACGTACAAAAACGTTGTTTTAAGATACAAAAAAGTAAAAGATAATAGTTTACATATTGAAAAGAAAACAATCGTTAAAAATGAACTTAAAAAGGAATTAACTAAAACTTCAGTTAAGTCATTTAAAAAGGATATTGATAAAAAAGCTAATTATTGGAATTATTTGTGGTTGTTATTAATTCCAGTAGTTTATTATTTATACAAAAGATTTAGATTTTACTTATAAATTATTTCTGAAATTTTAAATATTAAACAATTATTTTCATTTAATTTTATTTTATAATCTTCTAAATGTTTTAAACTTTCAAAACTTTTTATATATTCTAAAAATTTATTTTTATTGTTTTTTATTTTAAATCTATATTTCATTTTTTAAAGTATTTTATATTTTACCTATTGCAAAACTACAAATTAAAATTTACA